CTAAAAGGCTTCGCACTACCTGTACTTACAAATTCCCATATCTTAGCAAGTGTGCTTTTCTTCTTTGGCTTGTTTAAGTCTGTTATAACCTCGTCTAAGCCATCTTCTTCGTCATAATTAACCTCACGCTCATCCATAACTTGAAAGTCGCTTAAAAGCTCTTCCTCGTCTTGTCCTAAGTCAATTAAAGCATCTGCTATATCACTACCTAAATCTTCTGGTAATTCCTTAGCTAACTTAACTCCTGTTTCTTCCTCTTTTGTTTCTTCGTCCTCTACGTTCTCTAAGTCTGTAAACTCTAATGGTTGTAAAGTCTTAAAGTATAGTTTTAAAGCAATATTATTGTAAGCTAATATACTATCAAAGGCATCTATTAAAAGTGTCTGAAATGGTCTTATAACTGTGTTGTCCATAAGTATAGATGCAGTCTTTAACTCATCTGCATTGTTACCTAAACCACTACTATCTTTAATACCTAACAACATAGGACTAACTACTCTGTGTGCTACCATTATCTTTTTACCACTTTCGTCTGATAAGAACTGATATTGGTTATGTGCATCACTTAATTGTATTGGCTCTATAGTTGCAGCACTCTCTGGGTTGTCGTTAAACGCAAGTATAAACTTACCAGCATTACTTGACCCACTAAACTTTTGATATATTCTATTCTCTAACATTTGACGTTCCTCAGCATTTGGAGTTCCGTTGTTAAAGTTAATTAGCATACTTGGTGCAAGACCATTAAGAATATTATTTAAGTGATAGTTGCTTATCTCTTCTTCTAACTCTGCATATTGAAGTCCACCTTGATAGTCTGGAGATGAGTAATACTTATACCCAGCTCTGTATGGTTTTACATACACTATCTCTATAGGCTCATTAGAATAACCAAAAGCTGGTATGCGTTTGCAATCTTCTACCTTTTTTACTTTATCCCAGTTATCAGAATAATAGTAAGCCTCTATCTCTCCTTTTTCGTTACACTTTTCAGCTCTTAGGTTTTCTACAGGTATGTGTTCTACTCGTGCCACACTCTTTCTGTCTTTAGAGTATATAACTTGCATAGAACATTGACCCATAAGTTTTAAATCGTAGCATAACTTACGCACACAATCCTTGTGGAATAAAGACATCATTTTAGCGTATGCCTCTGGCTTTCTATTGCTGTCTAAAGCATCTAAGCCTTTTCCATAAATCATTTCGCTAATACCATTTATAATAGCATTGTTTGTAGGACTTCCGTTGTATCGGTCTATCAAATAAGCAAAATAATTATTATCTGCACCATAGCTTACCCATTCCTTGTTAGATTTCTCTACAATCTCTGGACTTGTATAAGTGCTTAAATTAACTACTCTTAAATCGTTCATAATATAATGTAATCGTTATCAAAGCTATTCTCTGTAGTGTATTCTCCACTATTTACAGAATAGTAATCATTGTTTGTTTGGTTTACTGTCTGGTCTGTGCAAAACACTCTGTCTTTATATATAACAGCAGTACCATCTTTTATTTCAAGGGTGTAAAAATCGCCCTCTGTTAATGTACCAAAAGCTGCAACAAATGACATATAATTACCATCAGTTGAAGCAGTAGGTGTAATATTTACGTTTGTACCTGTACTTTCACTTGTAAGATTTACAGTAATCGCACCATTAATAAATTGACGAGGTATTACCTTAAAAGTCTTATCGCCATTAGTTCCTATTAACTTCATACTAATATATAAACAAAAATTAAATATTTTGTATAAAAAAAGCCTCTCTAAAAAGAAAGGCTAATTTTAAATATAAATAAACTACTAAGCTGGACTAATTGAAGTAGTAGCACTTACATCTGGTACAGTACAGAAGAACGGAGGAAATACCTCTGTTGCAACTGCTGTTAATGTAAATCCTTGTAAATCTCCAGCGGCAGCACCAGTTACGATTGTACCACCTGTAATCTCAGCACCATTGTCTTTACCTACTAATAAGTACTTAGTAACTCCAGCACCATTAGGGTACATTTCTACAACATAATGCGCTCTACCTCTATTAAGAAGTTTAATCTCTTCTTGAGTTTCTACGTCTAATATTTGAAAAGTAACGTTTAATGTACTTTCATAAAATGTAGTTCCATTTTCTCTTGATGAGTTTACAACTGTTTCAAGAGATGACTGACCACCTTTTACCTCGAACTTAAAGAACTCAGCAGAAGCATCAGTTGGTAAGGTTATAGTTCCACTTGAATCGCTTAAAGCAGCAATAGTAGAGCTATAATCTAAGATGTAAATATTTTTAATTCCAGCAAAGGCAGTCTTACATCCAACCCCTCTACCTTTTGTTATTGCACAAGCCATATTATTTGTTTTAATAAAAAAGGGTAGGCAGTTTTGCCCACCCTCTTTATGTTAGTTAATTTAATTATTATGAATAAAGGACAATATCTCCTCTAACTCCGTATTGTACACCAGCAGTATATCTCATTACTACTCTTACATTTTGAGAGCCATCAATATCAGACATATCAATAACTTTAACTTCGTTTCTGTCGTTTAATAAACCAGTTCCGAAGAATAAGTTAGACTTCTGAGCTAATACAGCTGTGTTGTCAGCTAAACCTTGTGCTACAAATACGTTGATACCTTCAAAAGATAAAGCACCACCATTATACCAAGTAGTACCTTTGTTATCAACACCATTAGAGCCTATGTTATTACTAGCAAAACCACCTAAAGCACGAATGTAAGCTCTTGCAATGTTTGTAGAGATGTAAAGAGTTAAATCTTCTTTTCCTAATACAGCAGCGTTAGCAGCATCTACAATTGCACCTAATTGAGCAATTACGTTTGAGCTATCAACAGTTGTAGCAGTTACATCAGCACCTCCATCAGCAGTTAATAAGGTATCAAAGCCGTCAAAGTTCCCCTCACCAGAAGCACCCTGCCAAATAGAAGTTTCTGTAGCGTTAGCAACCTCAGCAGCTACTCTTGAAATAACGTAATCAGAGAATAGTGGAGGTAGGCTATCGAAAGCAGAGAATCCCATTTGAGCAGCTTCCCAGTCAGAATGTAATTCTTTTTTACAGATTTGTAAGTTTACTTGTAACTCAGTTGGAGTTAAAATTTTCTCCTGTAAGTTCATTGTTGATGTAGCATCATCAAAACCACAATCAGCAGAACGTACTATGTTAGTAAAAGTTCCTACTTTCATAGCAGCTTTATACTTGATGTTAGGCAAGATTGTTACAGCTCCAGCATCTAATGTTGAAGCAGATAGTAGGGCAGCACCTAAGTACTTCCCTGCAAATTCTCCAGCATAACTTGATGGAGTTGGGTTAAAAGTTGGATTTGGCATTTTATTTAATTTTTAGTTGTTAATTATTTTATTCATTACTTTATCAAGTGTGCTTAGTTTTCTTTTTGTAGCAAACTTGAAATTATTTTTTACAGTTTGTGCCTCTGGATTAGCTTGAATAGGCTCTGCTGCTGGTTCGCTTAGTTCCTCTTTAACTTCTTCTGGTACTTCGCTTAACTCAACTTTGTCGTGTTTGCATAGTTCCTCAGTCATAAGATTTCCTAATTCATCAGGGTTTAGTTCCTCACTCATTTCTTCCTTAGGCTCTAACATAGCTTTGATTTCTTCAATCATTTCTTTAACCTCAGCTAATTCTTCTTTAGTAGCATATCCCATTTCTTCTTTTTCTTCTTCTTCTGCTTCTACCTCTTCTTCTGGCTCTTCTCCAGCTTCTTTGATTTCAGCAATAAGACCTTCTTCTGCTACTACTAAAATACGACCATCTTCCATTTCGTATTCTCCTACTGGTACAGCTACTTTCTCATCTTCTGTAACGATAAAGATTTCTTTACCAGCCTCAAATGATTCTGCTTCTAAAACAGCACCATTTTCTAACGTTTGTTGTTCTAACTTAACTTCTTCGGATAAGTTTAAAACATCTTTGATTTTACTAATCATATCATTCGTGTTCATATTAATATATAAGTGTTAAAAATTAATTTTGCATTTTCGTTTATACTTTTCCTATACCTTGAGCGTGTAAACTACCATCACAGCACTTTATAGAGTATTTGTTGTCTTTACATAAACACCCTCTACGACCACCTTTAGGACTTGTTTTACTTGGTGTTATAAATTTCTTAATTAGCTTTCTCATTTTATAGAAATACAATTAGGGACTAATCTACCATTTTTCATTTTCATTCCATATTGTTCATATCCAGCAGTACAAGGTTTTTTAAGGTTGTGTTGTTCACAAGGCATATACCAAGTCTTACCCTCAAACTCGTGTTCGTGGTATTTATCACATCCTATATCTTGTGCAGCTTTTATAGCAAGTTCTTTAGTTGCATAAGCTAACCTATCATCAATAATAGCCATAGTATCACTAACAATTTCACTTGCTAACTCTATTTCTCCTAATTCTTTTAGTTTACTCTCTGACCATCTTTTACCAGCTTTACCACCCCATAGTAAATATGAAATAGTACCACAAGCCTTAGTATCTCCCTCATCATAGTATTCCTCTGCTCTTGATAAATAAGAATACATACGTTTTATAGTTTCTTTGCTTATCGCTTTGCCTTGTGCTAATTGTTGCGCTCTTACTTTTCCTACTTGTGTCGCACACTTGTTATTAACTTTCTCGTTTAACTCTAAGCCTCTCTTTGCATTATTTTTAACACCACTTGGATAGTCTGCATAACTCTCAAGTATCATCTTCTTACCACCCTTAACACGCTTATCGTTTTTAATAATAGCTTTTACTTGACCTAACAAATACTCTGCTTCTTCTTGGTCTATCTCTTGTAGAATTTTATCACTACTAAAATCTTTGATAGCCTCTTTAGGTCTTTCCATTTTATCAGCGAAGTAACCCTCTATTGAAAAGCCTTTTACTTTACCTGTCTTAACAAACTCTTCCCAAATCTTATCGTTGTTTACTTTTACAGCACCTACCCAAGTACCTAATGGTAAATCCATACCATACTTTACAGACTTATCGTGTACCTTATCTTCTACTATCCAGCTTTCTACTAAACTAAGTCCGTTTATTTGATATTGGTGTTCTAAGGTTGAGTTGTTTTGTTTACCTTGCATTAAGTACATTTGTGAGGCTTTTAAGACAGTATCTTTTGAGAAATATATGTAATACTCATCTTCTCCGTTTCGTCTGTATATAGGCTTATTTGGAATAAGTAAAGCACCCATTAATATGCGCTTCTCTTTGTCTACCTCAGCAAGTTTAAACTCTTGTGATTTAAGTGCAATAAAATCTTCTTCTATTGCTGGGTTTTCTACTACTGATATAGCTTCTATCCCTATTTCTTGTTCTTCGTCTAATATTAGTTCTACTATTCGCATATTAATATATAATAGTTTTTAATTTATTTTGTATTTATCCTAATGTCGCACCCTCAACAATATTATTCTCTAAACTTTGTGCTGTTGTTACATCATTAGCTACTACATACGCTTGTACTGGTTGTTGTGTTTGACCACCTATAGCATCTGCTAATTGGTTTGTATCACTTGCACCTACAATATTAAATGATGGGGGTTGTGATGCACCACCTCCACCAGCAGCAGCAATGTTAGATACTGAAGCACCACCACCACCAGTAGGGTCAGTTTTTCTAATTGTGGCTATATTTTTTGCAGCAACAGCAGCAGCTAAACCAGCCTGTACAACTGGATATGCTGGAAATACAGCTGTTATAGGAGATTTCTGTGCAGTACTATAAGCATTTTGTACACCCTCTACTCCACTAATAGTAGCACTTGCTAAAGCTAAAGCCTTACCAACTTTACTATCTTTACCAGCTAAATTTGCTATTTGGTTAAATGTGTTTTTAGCATCTCCTAATGTTTGTTGTGTTCTTAATTTTTCTAATTGTTCTTTTTTCTTATTTTCCTTTTCTTCTAAGTCTGTTCTTAGTCCAGCATAATAAGTTAGTATTTCAAGTTTTTGTTCTTCTGTTGCATTAAGTTTGTCAAGCTCATCAAGTTTCTTTTCTTCTTCTAAGGCAAGTTTTTCTAACTCTGTTTCTGCTTCTTTCTCCTTTTGTTTAGCTGCAAACTCATCTCTAATTTTTTGAATACTTTCTAAACGTAATTTTTCATCTGCTGCTATTTTATCTTTTTCAGCTTTTTCTTCGTTAGCTATTCTTTTATTTTCAGCTTCTATTTGTTTGCTAATAGTATTGACTTCCCTTTGTACTTGTCTTGCTGTGTTTGCTCTCGCAGCTTGTTGTCTGTTTACTGCTGCAATAGCTTCTGCTTCTTTTGTTAAGTTTTCTTTGTTACTTCTACTAAAAGTATTCTCTAAGATTTGTGCATCTCGCCTTAATTCTAAAAACTCTGTTTCTTTGTCTAATAGCTGGTCTTCTAAAACCTGTGCATCTAGCAAAGCTTGTTTTCTTTCGGCAGCACTAAATTCTTCTTCTTGTCTTGATTTAAGTCTTAAATTTGCAATTTCACTTTCTAATTTAGACCTATCTACAATTAATTTTCTTTCTATCTTATCTGCCTTAGCTCTCATATCAGCAACAGCAGCAGCTTGTTTTAATTCTTTGTCTTGTTCTTTAATAAAATCTTTAACAGATTCTGTTGCACTTTTAACCCCATCTCTTATTATTCCATAAGGAGAATTATCTACTAAACCTTTAAAGCCTTTTTTTGTATCTTCTAAAGCACCTTTAAAATCTCCACTGAAAACTTTTTTTATTGCACTGCCTAGTAAACCAATACTATCTATTGTGCCAGTAATTCTATCAACTACAAAAGTTTTTACAGAGTTAGCAAAATTCTTAATAGTTTCTATAGGGTTTGTAAAAGCGTTTATTATACCCTCGCCTAAATCTGCTAATAAATCTACTAAATTACCAACAGCAGCACCTATAATGGTAGTAAGTTTAGCAAACTTGTTTTGCCCTTCTTCACTACCTTTGAAAGCAGCTATAAGAGATGTTATAGCAATTATTAAAAGTCCAATACCTGTAGAGATAATAGCAGCTCTCATTGTTTTAAAACCACCAGTAACTCCTTTTAAAGATGTTTTAAAAGCCTTAAACTTAGATATAGCACCGCCTGTAAGATTATCAAGTTGTCCTGTGAGTTCAGAACTTGATTCTGTTGTTTCTTTAACCTCTTCGTTTACACCCTCAACTGCCTTTTCTAAATCCTTGACATTTTTTTGAGCGTCTTTTGTATTTACATTTAAATTAATTGTTCTTTCTTCTGCCATTGTATTTCTTGTTTAAGTGCTTTATATCCCTCTCTTAATGTTAAAGGTAGTTTGTGTTTACCTTGTGCTATACGGATGTTTTCTGTTTCTCCGTTTGCGTATTTTAAAAGTTCTAATATATTCTTTATCATTAATTTGTTGTTTCGTATATTATTGTGTCGTTAGAAAATGATACAACACCACCAATAGTGTATCTTACTCTAATTGCAAACTTATATGTTATACCACTTGACAATCCTGTTACTTTCTTAGCTACTGTTGTATTAGGCATTGTTTCTTGGAATGTATCATCTAAATATAAATCATATCCAGTAATATTATTACCTGTTGGGTCTGCTAATGCAGTCCACCCTATAGTAATAAAGTCTGTGCTTTTAACAGTAACACTAAGACTTGCTAATCTTGGTAGACTTGCTGATTGACTATTTTCTATAGCTGTTACACTCTGAGATAAACTATATAACTCTAAAGAACTTTTATTAGTAAGTAAATTAGTTTTTATTGTGTTTATTCTGTATGGTTTATTTCCTATTATTAGAGTATCATTTAATTGATAGTTTAAAATAATATGTAAAGGTAAATAAGCATCCACTTTATTTATTCTTGCCTGTCTATGAAATACACTTGATACATAATCTAAATAATATTTTTCTAATAAATTACTTCCTTTAATTTCTAAAAAGAACTCATCTCTTTCAGCACCAAAATTTAGAGCTGCTGAGGCATCTAAAACACTACCATCTGATTGAACTAATATTTGACTTGGTCTATTGTAGTTGCTTATTGTAACATTAGAGCCACCATCTGGATTTTGTAATATAAATGTAGGAGAAGCAGTTTCATTTTTAATATATAATAATAATGGTTTACCTATAGTAGCATTAAAGTCTTTATCAAGCATAGCACCTTGACATATAGTTGTAAGAGTTCCGTGATGTTCGTCAGATAGTCTTTCATACATCATTTTCTCGAAGTCTATATTTATCTTATAATCTCCACCATCTCCACTATTCAAACCATAGTTACTTGCACCAAAATTATCTGCTTGTAATTCATCTGATTTTTTAACCAAGTAGCTTTCTTTACTTTTAAAACTAAAATCAAAATTCTTGTATTGTAATACTTTGCTTATAGAATTTTTAGTTGTATCTACATATCTTGTTATATCATAAGAAGTACCCTCTAAGTAAAAGTCATTTAAAGGAACTACTCTTATTTGAGTACCATCTTTATAAGCTACAAGATTAAACATCTTAAATAGATTAGTTATAAAGTCTAATGTTTTTATTTTAGGCATTTGCCTGTTTATTAAAACAGTATTAGCAATAGCTAAAGCATCTAAGGAATAAGTACCACTTGTTGTTGTATCACCAAATCTTGTAGCTGTAAATTCAAAAGATTGTATGTTAAATGAATTTGTTGCAGTTAATTCTATTATTACATCAAATGCTTGGTTAGACCTTTGACCACAAGATAAAGAATAAGATGTAGCACCTGTCAATTCTGTGTTTATATAGTTTTCTTCTGGTATAGGAAAATCAAAACCTCCAATACTCCCAGTTGTTGCTGGTTTATAAACTCTTAAATTAAAAGTGTCAGATGTATTAAAAGTTGTTATAGTAAAATCAAGTGTGCATAAAATACCTAAGTCTAAACCAAAAATATCTGGACTTTCTCCAACTAAAGGTCTCATTTCTGTACCACTATCTAAACTTATACCACTATCTACATCATCTGGTAAATGAAATTTACCTTGTAATACATTAAGACCTCCACCCTCATCTGCATTACTCATAAAGCCTTTCTCTCTATGCATCCATAAATAAAGATTATTAAAATCAGCACTATTAAAAAACTCACCTGTAAAATCTATTTCATCATAAGTATTTTTAATAGCATCTATTATCTTTCTAACCTTTATAGCTGGTTTTAAATCTCTGTAGTTTAGTTTTTCATTAGCTACTGGAGTTAAACTTTCATATGAATTGTTATTATATCGCATATTTTTAGTATGCGTAATTAGAGGAAAACAAACATCTCCTAATGCTTGAAACATTGGTGCTATAGTATTATGATTATAGTCAAAATTTAAACTTTCTGGAAATGTCAAACCACTTAGTTCATCTTCTCCTAAAACATCTTTTAACTCTACAGTTTCACCAAAGAATATAAGTTTATAAGAATGTGGCTTATTGTCTTTTAGTGATACGCTATTTAATCTTATCTTACCTTTCTTGTAATCTACTCCGTTTAATTTTATAAGTGCGTCTACTTTATATCTTGCATCAAAACTATTTAATATATCGCTATCTTCATAGTGTCTAAATATTTTAGCGTTATGCTTAGAAGCTGGTACATTAAACTGTTGAGAAAAAGGAGTAAATATTTTTGATACATCTTTAACATTTTTTATACTATCTGTTATTGTTACGCTTTCATCTTTAAATAAATCAAGTCTTTTAAAATCACTTTTAATAAAATATCTTTGACCACTTGTAAATATATTATCTGATAAAGCTAATTGAGTATCACTTGTAACTGCTGTTATTTTTGCAGAAGTTCCATCTGCTTCATTAAAAACAATATAACCTACTTTGACATCTTTAGTAAAAGTTGCACCAGCATCTACTAAGTTATTAGTTGAAGTAGACGTTGTGTAAGATGATTGAACAAAAATACCATCTCTTATGTATAGTTCTATTATCTGCATTAGCGTACATTGTTTATAGTGTCAAAAGCAAATTCAACTTCTATTGTGTAATTTATTATCTTGTCGTTTAGTTGTGTCTTATATGCTAAAGAGCTGCTTGTTACTTGTATTGGTAATGTCTGTGAGTTTATCTCTATCCAACAATCTTCACTTAGTTGCATCTCTTTAAATACATCATTATAAGACTCTGGATAATATCCTGTGTTTAGAGTTAGTTTCTCTTTACCATTCTTTGTAAGTGTTTTATCTTGATGGTTGCTTATGTTATAAGTAGCGTTGCTAATTATGTTTCTTTTAAACTTCTCTGTTTTAGTTGTAAGTGCTTCGTTAGTACGCTTGAAAAACCATATGTCCTGTAATACACCGAACTTGTTTATGAATGTTACTTTGTATGGTGTAAACTTACATTCGCTTTCGCTTTTAACTGTTAGCTTAGTAACACCACTTGTAGTATCTACATATA